GTTATATAGCAATTGATGTGGGTACTAAAGTAGTAGTTAATGGTTATGACGGGGTTGATTTAACCATCGCTACAGATACCGCAAATCATCCATTAAATCCATATGGGGAATGGAAACTTCCCAAAAAGTATTTTAAGCTGATAAAACATAAAGAACCTACACCTTTTTCATTTACAACTAATTCCAATTTTATTACTGTTCAGCAAATGAGGAATGCGCTTTCCCATGTTGGTGATGGTAATGGTGTATTTGAAATGTGGAATAGTGGTGTATTTGGAACTGTATGGACATATAAAGAAAAAGAAATTCTAGATATTGGTAATATCGTGAACCATAAAGATACAGATCGTAATGGTGTTGTCTACAAAGTAGATGATGAAGGTATCCATGTTCGTTTCTGGAATGGTGGTAGAGAAGTATTCCGGAACGAAGCTTTAAGATTGATAAGGGGTGATTGATATGAAACTGATTGTTAAAGATACCCATACAGAAGATGGAATGACCGTAGGCCCGTTCCAGTGGATAGAGAAGGATGGTTCCCTGTATGTGTGGCGATTCCATCAGAAGTTCACCAGTGAGCTGTATGACCGTATGCTGCGGGAACTAAATGATGGAAAGCCGTCTGTTGGTGAATCTAAGGATCTGGCTGCTCGTAAGTATCTAAAGTTCGGAAATGAAGTAGATCCTAGTTCATTGGTTTCTGGGGTAGTTGTTAGCTAATGCACCAAAATGGTGCAAGGATAATATATGAAAACTCAAGAACAAGCTATGGAAGAAGCGTTTAACGAACTGATGAATATGTCAGAAGAAGATCTCAAATCCCACATTAAAGGGGCTATTGATAATCCTGGGGGTCTTTAGTAAAATGGCACTAGATGGATTCTTTCCATCTTTGATTGGAGAGATTCGGAATGAAAATATTTGATACTATGCCCCAAAATGGTGCATTCGTTATGATCTGGGGAGCCCCCGACAACCTATCCTGTGAGAGCTTTAAGTATATTGATGAGGTTCTTCATATCTGGGGTGTATCTCGCGAAGATTGGCCCGAAGATGATGTTTATGAGACATGGATTGAAGATTACGGGGAATTGTCTTCCATCATGAATGATGACGATACTAAATTTATTGTAAAATGATTTTAAAAGGGCTCATAGGGTAATCCAATTGAGCTTTAAACCTAAACTATAAGTGAGGAAATAAAATATGTTTGATAAGATTGTAAAGTTTGTAACTCAATTAGAAAAAGAAAGATTTGTAGATGAGCTGGGGAATGATGAGTATAAAGTGGTCATGGATTATTTCTATACAAACCAATTTTCCCCGTTGTGTATTAAAAACGTTCGTACCAAGTCTCAAGTTAGACGACAGAACTTCCTAGAATGTTTTCATGTAACCAATGTACGTAAACGACTAATTGAAACTGGTGATGAAAACTCTATATGGACTTCTGGATATCGTCATATGTATAACCAGATCCTTCATGACCATTATGGTGATGTGGTGGTTTCTGGTCATCCATTGCGTGATATTATTGATGTTCTGAATCAAGTTAGACACCATTTCCGATTCAAGGGTAATCGTTTTAATTTGATATCCAAAATGATGGTTAATTCCTTTTTTGTTGCGATTCAGGATCTAACTAATATTATTGATAACCAATTCTATGTTATAGTCAAAGAGAAATTTGATAGGACGGTTGCACATATAAAGGCTTCCGGTGGATACCCTATCTTTTGTGAACTAGACCATTTCATCTATGCGTCCCCAGAACTGATTAAGTTTGAGACAGATACTCATAACGATAAGCTAATCAATATTATGATATTTGATGATATGGGATACGTATCTAATGTGGCTAAACACCAAAGCCGTAGGGTTAGATCGATGTGTGTTGATAATGAGAAACATCTAAATTTGATTTTAAAATAAATTTAAAAAGGGCTTGTCATACGATAGGCCCTTTGTTATGCTATCCGTATAAACCAAGGGGATATCATGCAAAAACGATTTGTTGTTTCTTTCCGTATTCAAGATTCCGTTATCTTTGGAGACAAGGTTCTGTCTGAAAGTGTTTGGGCGACAACCTCAGATTCTGCTAAGAAACTGATTAAAGAAAAATATGTTGGTGCATTCCACCTAAAAGTTAAAGAAGCGTAAAAGAGGTTGTTTATGTTTACTGTTACAATTAGCGAAACTGAAAAACTTTGTGTACAATCCAGATATGATTCGGGGACACACTTGGGCTTTGTTGCTGGAATTCGTTCTAAAGGTGAATACTCATCAGATACCCCAGACGAGTTTCTGACCCCAGAACAGATCTCCAAGCTGGAAATGATTTTGTTGATGGAAATTAAAAAGATGATTGACGAATACAAACAGGTATGAGACACTAGCTTTGTTGGGGACATTCCCAAATCATCTAAGGAAAATATCATGAATTACGTAGTATCCCTTGCTAAGAAAGTGGTTAACGTTGCAGAGAATGATATCACTGATGAAATCTATGATCAGGCCAGTAATGTTATCGGGGTAGATTATGATTGGGCTTGTGAATCTATCTATTACGGTGATATTCAAGAGTGTATAGAGGTTATCCGAGCTTATATGGAATTCCTCAACTGTTTCCCTGCTAAGTATTGGATGCCTTCTTTGAAAGATGATATGGAAGAAATCAAAAAGTTGTTGGAAAGCTAAGGAGATTATTATGCACGAATTTATGGTTAAGATTGGTTATACCCTCATCAATGATGTATCAGAGTATAACAATTTTTGTGCCCGCTACTTTACGTACTACGGGGATAATATGTTTTTTGCTCGGGGTTATGAAGAAAGTGATTTTCCCCTTTACATGAAAGAAGTCATCACACACGACCGTGACAATGATGTTCAAATCCTCAACTTCTCAACTGTAGATCCCGAAATTGTTAAGGAGAATTATCATGATTGATATCACTACCTCACTTCGTTCTATATTCGACTCCATCAAGATGTTGGAAATGAAATTGAACAAAGATAAAGCAACAAAGGAGAATTATCAGGATCTGATGCTTACTATGTCAGATCTGTATATCTCCCTCGGTTGTGGGTATAATGAGATCCGAAATCACATTGATGCAGCCGTGTGTGATATTGAGAACTCCATGATTGTTTTCGGACGATATGATTATTATGAGAACGTTCTTCGTGGGATCCATCTTGATATGGCTTGTGTGAATATTCGTGCTGCAATCTACTTTTCTCAAAAATAAGGAAATGACTGTGAAAATCCGTTTCAAGTCTGAAGAAGCAATGAAGAAAGTAAGTATTTCGACATTGTTGGAATTTAATTGTTGACCTCATAATCTTAAAATGTAATACTAGCTTTGTTGAAACGAACTAGAGGGAAAGAAGATATGATTATCAATATTAATGAAACTATTGAAGTTAGAGATTCCTTTGGGATTGTACAGGAAAAGGTTTGGTATTTGGAAGTTCTTCAAGGGAACATAGTTCGTGTTATTACTGAGGAAGGCCCTAGCGATGATTTCTCGTACTGTATCGTTTTGAATAACTTCTTCACCCAAAAGAGTTACACTTTGAATCACTTGTTTGTTGGTATGTGTGAAGAATATGAAGGTGAAAACATTTACGTGAGTGGTAGTGTTCTAGCAGACCGTATTATCTCAAAGATTATGAAAGCCGGGAAAATTAATTTGAAATATTGGGCTGAAGTAGTTGACGGTGATATCAGATTCTGAGATACTAGCTTTGTTGAAACGAAACCCCATTATTGAAAAAGGAAATTACCATGACTGCTCAAATCTTCTTTGCAACTCGTAACACCGCTCGTCAAGCTTCCTTTGGCAAGATGACTGATAATGGCTCTACTGCTCCTAAGCGTTGGGCTCGTAGTGTTGACGTAGTTTCCACCGGCAACAAAACCCTGTCTGTTGGTCGTGGTGTTCGCAACAATGGTCATAAGGCCGTTACTATCATCACCAAGAAAACCAAAACTCTGGTCCACTAAGGGATATTATGATTATCCGTTTCAAAGACACAGACTCCCAATACGACTTCCTGTGTATGAGTGATGCCAACGCTGCTATTGCTATCCATATGGGTATGGAAGCTCATAATGTTATTGATTATGATGAAGGTGAATATAAACTTTTACTGGTAGATAAAAACGGTGACATTATCACGGTTGGTGAATATGACCAGTGGGAAGCTCAAATTCATCTACGCGAACATCAATATTTCGATATTATCTCCGAAGAGGAATAATTATGATTAAGCCGTTGGTACTTACATTTTGTGTATTATTAACTGGTTGTGTTGAATTTGATTCTACTATAGAATCGTGGACTCCTATGGAATGTCGATATATTTCAAACGATAGTTATGTCGTAAAATTTACACAACAAACCTCCATAGTTAAAGCAACTTCATCTGGTATTACTGTTATAAATGAGATAGACGGGAACTACATTACTCTCAGTTCTGAAAGCGAACATCTATGGAGATGTAAACCCCTCGGCCCTACAAGAAATTGGATTAAATAAAACAACCAAGAATTTTAGGAATAATATATGTCTGAACGTGAACTGAAATTGAAACGCATTTGTACAAATATTGAATCTGGTAATTATACTGGCGAGCCTCATGGGTGTACTACTATCGCAGGAACTCTCCATCTTAAATATCGGGTTGGTGGTCGGGATCATAATCATGACTATCTTGTATTGGTACACTCTGGATATTATGAGGAAGGTGTGTTTACTCGACAGGAAGTTGATTCTATACACCAATCTTTTGCAAAGCGGAAACGTGTTATTGAGGCAAATGAAAAGAGTAAAATTTTCGATTCTATCGTTATCTAACTTAATATACCCGTATCAAAAACAATAAGGATATCTAATGAAAGTAAGTAAAGATAATTTCATGAACATGCTTGGTAAATTTACTTGGGATTTTGGACAATGTTTCTTTATCGAAACTGAAGTTGGTAACTTCGTTTGGTCAGATCCTGATTATAACGGCGACAATTCTATAAAACCATTTCGTGGAACCGTTCAAGATTATTTCGGTAAAGGGTATGGTCGCTGTAAGGGGGAACATATTGTGTCTTGTTATTGTGGTGAAGATTTTATATTTGAAGTTTATTAAATCTAAAGCTTGCTATCCGATATGGGATTTGGTAATATACCTACATCGAAACGGTGGAGGTTCTTATGGTAACTTATAAAGTAAACGAGTTTGGTGGTTTGAAGAACTGCAAAGAAACCCAAGAAAAGATTCGTGAATTGTTCAAATCTGGGGTTGCAAAAGAATCGATTACTGTTATTATGGAACAGGGTAATATCGATGTTACCAAATGGCAAGTTACCCAAGCACTGAAAAAGATCAAACACTAAGGAGATTGGTTATTATGAATAGCGAACAAATCTTGAAAAATTTTGGATACGAGAACATCACCCCACTTTCAACCTACAAAGATACATCTGTTGATTTCCAGACAATGTATCTAGCTAAATGGGGGAAGATGTGGAGATATGTTTTTGTTGATAAATTTTCAACACAATGTGGTAGCACTGGTGAGTCGTTCGCTTCCAAGAAATCTGCTATGGCTTCCGCATATACATTCCTTACAGAATCTTGGAACTTCACAGACGAAGAGATCCACCCCTCTGTTAAGAAAGCACATCAGATGGAAATCCTTGGGTTTGAGATGACACCGAATGAGATTGAAGCCCTTCGTTTGGTGGCTAACAATCCAATTTTGACCGGGCTACTTGAAAAGTTGGAAAGTATTTGTTGATTTGAAATCTGTTTCTGGTAATATACCTGTATCGAAACAATAGGGATATCCCATGATTGATTATGTTCATAGTGAAGTAAATATTGTTCTTCGTTCCAAGCTGAACAATCTGTTGTTCAATCAAATACTGGTTTGTAAAATCCCAGATGGTTATGTTTCTATGCAGGTCAAGATTGTTAATGGCTCTCTAGACCTAAAGGTAGCCATAGAGGTTTCCATGGACAATAAACCATATCCAGTTTCTGCGGGTATTATCAGTACCCAGATGGCGTTGGACATATACGGGGAATCGGTTTCTGAAGAAGGTAACGATATAGTAGTAATAGATGTTGTATCCACTAAACAATTTTGATAATATGTCTGTATCGAAACAAGAGGGACACACCATGAAAGATTACAAAATAACCGTTACTGGTCAGACAGGTTCTATCTCTTATGAAGTTCGCAAAACTCTTAAGGGTGCAACTAGTTTTGCAAAGCGGATCTGCAATGAAGCCTTTTATGGTGAAGAATGTACTATTGAAATTGTAGAGGTATAAATGAAACCTATTGATATTATGAAATTGATGGGTTATCAACTTTTCAACTCAAAGGAAGAATTCGAAGGGTCGATTGGTGTCTGGCAAGAGAGCTATATTTATTATGGCTCAGAAGATTTCCCTTGCTGGATGAAACAGGTAGAAGAAATTGATGTGTCATCCAATATAAAAACTATTTTGGTTTTCGACCGAATCGAAGTAGAAACCGTGGAGATGATGGGTCGAATTATCAAAATTTAGTTGACTCAATAACCCAGTCTGGTAATATAGATGTATACCCAATGAGAAGGAATACATAATGAAACTGGTTTTTTCTGATATACAATCTGAACTGATTAACCGTATCAAGGCTTATCACGATACTCGGATCGCTCTGGTAATTTCTCCTGAGTCTCACGCTTTCCGTGATATGATGGAAGGTAAAGAGTTGTGTAACGAACAATGTAGGGCTCTGCGTAACTTGTTTGGTCGTGTAATCGATTATGATGTGTGTGGTGATGATATCGCGGCTGAGGAAATGACCAAGTATATGTATGAGGTTATGCGTGATAAAGTTCGTCACTGGCTGTTTGATGGAGAATAAGAATGGATATCAGAACAATTTATTTCGCTTTCGTTGATAAAGGTTATGCGAATCCAAAGACAAATCTTATCGACCCAATGTTATCATTGGAAAATGTTGATGTTTCGTCTTCTACTGGAATGGATATCTATAGA